TTAGACCTTTCACCTATAAAAGTATTATTGCCACCAAAATAAACATGTTGACCATCACCTGATAAAAATATTTTTCCTTCAACACTTAATGCTCGACTTGGACTCGTAGTCCCAATACCTAATCTCTCTGTTGATGCATCCCAAAATAAACCTTGCGTTGTACCTGTATCATCGTAGAAGGATATGTCGCCGTTAGCATCAATCTCTAATGCTTTTACAAAAGTATTATTAGCTGTAGGTGATGTATAGAAAGCAATATCGTAACCTGTTCTAGCTTGTTTAAAATTAAAATGACTTGGTTGTGTTGTTGATTTTATAACTTCACCGCCAACTATATTTAGGTCTGCTACTATAGCTATTTCGTCTCCACCTTCTGACATAAGTTTTGGATTACCACTACTAGCATAATCAATGATAAGCCTACCAATTGTATGTGCATTATTTCCACCTGCATCTATTGATGCAACACCATCAACAGTCAATCCATCACTTACAACTGTTCCTGTTACGTCTATACCTGAACTGGTTGTAGAAAAACGACTTGTATTATCATGGTATAAAACTACACCGCCATTATTAGCAGCAGTCATGTATGTTTCAGTACCAGTACCATTTCTAACAATTAAGTTGGTAGCATCTAAATATAAATTACCTTCTCCCGTATCAGCTATATGGCTATTAGTGCCTGAATGATATATAGATAAATCTGAGCCTGTACCGAATATGGCTTTGTCATTATCGCCAAACTCAATATCAGTACCGCCTGTAGTATTACCATTTAAAAGTATTTCAGCTAATGTATCTACGCTTCCTACTTGGCTATCTACATAGGCTTTGATTGATTGTTGTGTTGCTAAAGCTGTAGCAGAATCAGAAGATAAATCATCTTCATCTAAAATGCTAGTTACAGTAGAGCCTGTAGAAAAGCTAAACGAAGTTATGCCATTTACAGTTCCACCATTAATATCAAAAGTATTATCTGCTGTAATACTTACACCAGTTGTAATCCATGCATCGTTAGCTGAGTTTCTTATTTTTAATACGCTATTTGCTGTATCTACCCATAACTGATGTGCAAAAGTTGTACTAGGTGAAGTTGCACCGCTATTGGTTGTTGCAATAGCAGATAAAGCATTATTTAAATCTGCTCTAAAGTCTGCACCTGATTGGTTTGCTAAATTGTAATCGTGTTGTGCCATATTAAATCTCTTTGTTATATATTACCTTTACCATGTGCTAATCGCTACCCTTTTCCATGTATTTGTAGCAACACATACATAAATGTAGTTTGAATCCCATTGTATTTGACCTGCTGTACCAGTAGATGTAGCAGAAGCAGGTGCACCACTACTAATCTTTAAACCACCATCAGCATTAATTCTGCCTTGTGCACTTAAACCTGCACCCGATATAGTTAAGTCGCCGCCATCAATTAAAACACCACCACTACCAGTAAATTCAGCAAAGTCTTTACATAAAAACTCATCTTCCATTACTACTTGGTTTGTAAACTTTACATAGTTTCCTGTCTTACCTGTTGTAGTTCCATAAGATTCAACTGTAGATAATGTAACTCCATCTATTTCTACTTCAGTAGTTTTTACTGGGTCATCTGCAATAGTAAAAGTACCTGTAGTTGCATTTGACTCTATACCTAAACCATTGAAAGCAGTTACAGAATAATTATAGTCACTACCTTTAGCAATAAATGATAGATCTGCTTGATTAGTGTCAACTATCTTACTAAATACTGGATTATCTGAACTATCAGTGACATCTAATCTAAATTCTTTTACTGGAAAGTCTGTTGGGTTATCCCAAGATATAAAGGGTCTATTTATTGCAGATGCATCAGTATCAGTAAAAGTTACATTCTCAGGTGCTGCTAATGCACCTGCTGTTGGTGGTGTTGTAGGGTCTGCTGTAGCTTCTTGTAAAGGCACAAGCCACGAATAAATATCTAAATACTCAATCATAGAAACACTAACCAATCCATCAGGTTGTAATTCTAGGGCTTCAATTCTAAATAGTTTTGAACTAAATCCTAAACCTGCATATGTTAAATCTACTATGTCACCTACATTTAATTTATATATTTCAGGTGTGCCTAAAAATTGCACTGTAGTTTGATTCCTACTTCTACCTAATATAGCTTTTGCCATATTACTAGCAATATAAGGGTCTGTTATATATGGAAATTCTGCTTTTATCTCTAAAATCTCACCATCATCAGAATAATAATTAGGTGTCGCATCATGCAATTCTGTAACTGTATCTAATTCGTATTTTTTATTTGCATTAAAAAACTCTACTATTACTTTGTTAGCTTTTTTATCTTTATTGCCATAGTCAACTGAAATGCCTGTATCAGCTATAATATGATCATCAGTAATACTAAATGTAGAACTGCCAGTATCTTCAATTTTAAGTTCATATTTACCATCTATATAAGTAAAAATACCTCTCATGTTTGCTAGTAATTCTTTTGCGTTGTCCATTACATTCTTATTGGTATCTACATAACCGTTACAATGAAATCTCTGCACTACAGCTAATATCACTCCATTCTCATCTGTATAATCATCAAGAATGGTGTCATCAATTGTAATTTCATTGACTTGACTTTCAGAATAGAATTGATAGCTATTAAATGCTTCAATTTTTACACCATCAACAATAAGATTATCACTACTATCTTTTATGCTTATTTTTTCATCTACTTTGTTTTGAAAAGCATCATCAAAATCGTCAACAGTAACAATATTAGTATCAGCTTCTGCACTCCATGTTACATTTTGATAACTACCACCATAAAATGGATTATTATAAAAAACATCACATATATCAGCAGCATCTTCAAATGTAGACATATTAATATCTGCTGTTGCTAGACCTTTTCCATATTCATCATTTTGTATGTAATCAAGAAAGCATAAAGCAGGATTACTAGAAAAAATTGTGCTTTCACTTCTAGGGTCATAAACTTTTTTTCCTCTAACCTGTACTGTAATTTGTGGTACACCTCTATACATTCCCTTTTTATCATAATCAAATGCAGCAGCAATATAAGCTATGCCATTTAATTTATGATTAGAAGTCCATGCTTCAGGTATAGATGCAGTCAACATAGGGTCTGCTGTTTGACTAGCTGAGCCATGATGCAAATTAAAAACAAAAGAATATCTTAGTGTGGGGTCTGTGCCTAATCTACCTGCTTGTGAATATTGCACATCACCAACTTGACTTGCTGTATTAAGATTCGCAGCACTAGGTATGCTTTTATCACTACCTACATAGCCACCACCTTTATATATATTGCCATCTAAAATAGAATTTCCATCTATTTCTATTGTATGACCCATAATTTCTTCTACTTCACCGACACATAATGCATATACAACAAATAAATCTTTAGACCTATTGTTTTTTGTATCCATGTATATTACTTGTGCACCAACCCTTCTTGTTCCATATATGACTGGTATCTTGCCACCTGCAGAAGTTTTGTTAGCCATTATTTCTGCACCTTTAGCTAACATGTCTCTAGCTTGTTGATAGTTTTTTACACCTGTATAAACTGTATATGCAGTTAAGACAGCTTGTGTATATGGATTAGCTAAAAATGCACCTACAGCTTTAAAAAATTTAATTACTGATTGCCAAACCATTTAACTGCCCCACCTAACATCAGACTTAGTTTCAGTTGCATACTCTAAACCTCTATCACCTGCATAAACTGATTGTTGTGATTCATCTGTATAATGCCTACCTTTTGTCAAGTTCCAGTTAGACCAATGTGAAGCAACAGTTAAAGTTAAAATTGAATCATTGATATTTTCTTTAATAGCTACATGTCTTATATTTCCTGAAAAATAACTTATCGCACCTACTAAATCTTCATTAACATCAAAGTATGCTATGTATATTTCTACTTTTTTATTATTGAATTCACCATCTTGTACAAGGCTTCTTACTTGATCTGTAACATTTGAAAAACCTAGCTGTATTTCATCTATTTGTAATTGTCCTGTTTCTGCTGTTTGACTAACAGATAAAAAAGAACCACCTGCTTCATAAGTTTCTGAGTTATAAGTTACATCCCTATAAAAATCTGTAAGTCTTATGACGGTAGATAGATTTAATTCTACTAAAAAAGCTATCTTGGTTTGTTGTGCAGATACTTGTGTTTGTAATGCTGCTGATAGGCTTCTAGGCATTACTCAATGACCTCTCTTACATCAAATGATATTCTGTAAAGTCCACTAGCATCAGTTGTATATCTGATCTCATCGCTTGTTAGATATACTTTAAATGTAGGTTTAGTAACAGTTACAGCTTCATTATCAGCAAGATCAGCAACTAAATTAGGCAATATATTAACTGTAGCAGCACCTCCTGATGCATTAACTGTATCTTCTACCATATAAACTTTAGAATGTCCTGCAAATTGTATTATGTCACCTGCTTCTAAAACTTTGTTATGTCCACTAAAACCATCAATTGCAATACTGCTATCACCTGCAGTTTGTGCACCATTTACTAAAATATCAGTTTCATTATGTCCAGTACCTTTATTATGTAAGGGTGCTGTAATATCAAAGTTTTCATAACCACCTTTTTGTTTTGCTAAAAATGCAAATATTTCCTGTGCTGTAGTTTGTTCCATAGGTGGCATATTAACTGTAAAAGAAAAGTATTGTGCACCTATTTGTCTTGCAGATTTTTTACCTGATAAAGTTTGATTCATTAATACTGGTCTATTATCTACAAAGTTTATAGATGCAAAGTTTGGTGTAGTTGGAAAAGTACCTGCCATTAGATTATCCCCATTTTGCCTTGTGTATTCATAGCATCATTAATTATTGTTGTTATTGTGCCTTTTCTTGATGTTAGTAACTGGTCAAAACCTGCTGCATCTACTGTAGATATATTGAAGTTTACCGTAGGACTTGCAGTTTGTACTTGTGTTGCAGTACCAGTATTAAGTGTATTGTAAGCACTTTCTGCTGCACTTATGCCACCTGTTCCGCCTGTTTTAAATGATTGTGTGAAGCTAGTTATGCCACTTTGCACAAAACCTACTAAATTCTTAACTAAATATATTTGTATTAATTCATTTATAACTGCTTGTGCTACATTAGTAGCTAAATTTTTAAAATCCATAAATTCTTTATTTGCAAAGTCAAAGAAGTCTGTAAATGCATTTGTTAGTTGTCCTGCTATAGTATCGTTGAATTGTTTTACTACTGTTATGTTGTCTTCAATTGTTTTAGTAACATTTGCACTAGCATCTTCTATTTCAGTAAATGTTGCTGTGTATTTTTTTCTTCTGTTGTTTTCTTCTTCTTGTTCTTTTTTCTTTGTAGATATTAATTCATTTAGATCATCTATTTCTTTTTGTAGATTAGCTTGTCTTTGTTTTGCTGCCCTTTTACCTTGACCTAATGTTCCACTATTTAATTGCTCTTGTACTTTTTGTAATCTTATTTGTGCTTTTTCTAAATCGTAGGTTAATAAAGTAAGTGTTTTTGTTTCAGCACTTATAAGACCCATAGCATCTAAGAAATCTAAAAAGCTATTTGCAACATCAATAATTCTAGCTTGTAATGGTGTTAATATTTCTCTTTTTAACCTGTTCATGGTGTCGTTAAATCTTTCTGCTTGTCTTATGGTTTCTTCAGGCATTACACCAGTAGCAGATTCAGCTAATTCTTTCATAGCTTCTGCACCATCTTTACCCATTACAGCAAGTTTTACACCTGCTCTACCCATAAGATCAGCTAAAATAGCATTTTTCTCAAACTGACTACCTACACCATCTAATGCTTCAAATAATTCTACAAATACTTCTTCTGCATTTTTTACACTACCGTCTGTATTTTTAACTTGTACGCCTAATTTCTCTAAAGTTCTTCCTGCTTCAGTAGTTCTTAATTGTGCTTGACCAACCATCTTGGTAAAGTTTTGCATACCTTTGTTAAATTCTTCAGTAGCAAGACCTGACTGCTGTGCAGCAAATTGATATTTTTGTAAAAATTCTGTAGATACACCAATAGAATCAGCAACCTTACCAATACTATCTGCTAATGCTAATGCTTCATTACCAAACTGAACTATTTGTCTAACAGCAAAAACACCTGCAAAAGCACCTGCAAGTTTTTTCATAGCAGCCTGTGTGCTGTTTACATTTCTATTAACAGAACCAAATGCACCTTTTGTTTGATCTTTTGCGGTGATTCTAAATTTATAATCAGTTGCCATGTTTCATTTGCCTATTCTTTTCTTCTAAGTATGCCATCCATCCAGTAAATTCAGATAAGGACATTTTGTTTTCTAGTTCTTCAACTGTAACATGTAAAAGTTCAGCTAAATAATATTTTGCAAATAATTCCTTATCTTCCGCTACTTTTTTCTTTGTTCATCTACAGTTGGTGTAGACATTATTTCAGTAGCTAATCTAGCTAACACATCTTTGTCTACATTGTTCATTAAAGTTTGTTTATCAGATAAATCAAACACCTTATTACCTTCTTCATCAAGTGCTTTATAAATTAAGCAATAAGCCATTAATGCAACATCATCATCTTTTGCAAATTTTTGCAATTTAGACATTTCTGCTAACGTTAATGGCTTTGCATAAATTTTAACCACTTCATTCTCATCACTCCATTCAGGTACTTCAATACATTTAATTTCTAAAGTATTAAAGTGTTCTTTTGCTTTATCAATGAGTTTCATAGTTATACTGTTGTGCTAGTAATGCCACCTGAAAATTGTACATTAACAGTTGCTTCTACTAAACCATCAAATGATGCTGTCCTTGTTATACCTGTAACTATAGCAGTACCAGTATAATAAGTATCACCCGAATCTGAACCCTCAGGATAAAAATTAACAGTTACACTTGTACCAATAGTTAGTGCATTTTGTGCTGTATCAAGTTCATCCCAGTAGACATCAATAGTTCCTGTACCATCTTTTAAAGATGATTCATAAGACCTAGCATCAGCACCCATAACAGTAGATTCTATTGTTGCAGCAGTTTCCTCAATTGAGTATGACCTAATGTGTGCAACTGAATCTGAACCTACTTTAACAGTACCTTCACTTCCTTTATGTATCGCCATTTTCTACCTCTTTTTTAGATTTTTTAGAAGATGATTTAGATTTAGGTGCATCTTCCTTCCACCCTTTACTTAAATAATACTCAACCTGTGTAGGATGAGCAATTACAGTAATCTTACCATTTGGACTAATTAATTTCATAATTATCTCCTGTTAAACTGCCACATCAGGATTAGTTTCCTGTACATAGTAGTTAGTTAAAAAAGTTAGTGAAACATAACCTAAAGGCTTTTCTGCTTCACCATTAAAATCAATTTCAGTTGATTCTAAATAAGTATCTTTTGCTAAACCGCCTAATGTTCTATCTGCTGCTATAGCTTCTTCTACTTCTTTGCTTATTGTATCAATAGTATCGTCAAAGTTGCTAGTAGCTTTTGCATAGCCTTCTACAACTACAGCTAGTTCTCTACTCATAACTCTATCTGTACCTATAACAATAGGCTCAGATGCTTCTGATTTAGTATAGATAACTAATGTAGGTAGCTTTGTATTTTCTATAGGATAAACTCTTGATTCATAGACATTAGAACCAGTAGTTGTTAAACCTGTTAGTGTAGTACCAAAGTATTCTCTTATTTGTTGTCTCACATGATTTGCCATTACACTTCCTCTAACATTAAAGCAGTAAATCCAGTTCTATCTTTTTGCACATTAACTATAGTGTAGTTTTGTGCTGCTTTTAGAATATTACCATGTATATCTGTAACTGCACTAGCATTTAATAAATCACCGTATGCTACATTTGGTATATCTACACTTCTACAATATGCAACTGGTTTAAGTGCTTCTACACCAGTACCTAAATCTTGTTCTGTGTATTCATTATTCAGTATTATTTTAATATTAGTAGATACACCACCCCTTATGTAAACTGCATCTAAGCCATGACCATAGCTAGTATCTAAATATGCCAACATATCTTCTTCAGTTTCTAGCATGTACTGTGACATTATTGTTCCTCTAAGACTAACTGTATTAAGCCTGTATTATCAGGCTCTACAGTAACAACTAAAAATGTTGTTTCAGGTACTAATGTATTACCTTTATTGGTAGTTATTGCATGTAATAATATTTTGTCACCTTGTGATATATAAGGTGCATCTGTAGCCTTTATTATTGCTCTTGGTTGATATCCGTCAACTGATACAGTACCACCTGCAATACTAAAGTATTCTTGATCTATAATTAAGTTAATTGGGTAAGAATCGCCTGAGTCTATATCGTACCAAGTATCAATTAAACGTGTTCTTGAATCCCAAAGGTTATTCTGTATTTCAATAAAAACACCTGTTACCCCATGACCAGTTGTAGTGTCTACATAAGAGTTAAAATCTGCAGCACTTTCTAAAGGCATTATTTTTTGGCTCTTTTCTTAACTGGTTTAGTTTCAGATTTTTTTAAACCTACACTTCTATTTGCTTTTTTTGGTTTAGCAGTTTCTTTGTAAAGTTCTGCTTTTTTGTTTGACACAAGTGCATAACCTTGTGCTTCATCTAACTCTACAATATCACCTACATAAACTCTTTGTTTATTAGCAATAGTGTCTCTCAAAATTATATATTTTTTCACTTCATTAGTGGTGGGGCTTTTCACCCCACCGTTTTCAGTAGTTAACATTAACCGTCATTACCTAGACAGAATGAAACTGCATTTCTAACAGCTACATCTATCATTTGAATACCAACAACTCTTACAGCACCTTTAGTTGAATTTGAATAAGGGTCTACAACTATATCAAGACCGCCAAAAAATCCTACTAATAGATCTGAGAAGTTACCAAAGTAATGGTCGCCTGATGTAGGTTGATTAGAAACAACAACACCGTAATTATTGATTCTTCCGTCTCTATCTACAACAAACTGAGCAGTACCAGTAGCTTTTTCAGTTGTTTTTAATGAACCATAGTCGTCTGCTCTCATGATGTAAGAGAGATTTCCTAATAAAGCATTTTCTACAGCTACTTGGCTCTCCATATCTACTGTTTCTGCCCAAGTTGGGTTAGCAGCACCAAATGTTACAGTATTAATACCTGAAGTATTTTTAATACCTGTTGGATTACCTGATGTGCCTGAACCTTCTAAAGCACCTGCATCAATAGCTAAAGCCATGCTTTGTGCTATGTCATTTCTAATTAAGTTTTCAACATCTAATGAAGACTGAACTAAAAGTTGTCTTGTTACGTCTGTAAAGCAACCTAAAGTTTTAGGTGACATTGTTACGCTTCCAATAGTCATATCTGACTCAGCAACAGCAGTTCCTTCGCTTGATACGAAAGCAGCAGTTGATGTACCAGTTTTTTTAGGAATCTTAACATCGCCTTGTAGTCCTCTTAGTAATGTTGCACCTGCAGCCATCACAGAAGATGAATTTCTTAATGCATCAATAAAGTCTCCACCTCTGAAGTCTTGACCTACTGCACCTGCATCATCAGTTGTGTTCAATTCTCTTTTTGACCATTGTGCTAATACTTCAGGTGGTAGCATAAGACCTTGTGTGCTTCTACCATAAGCTTCAGCAGCAGCAGCAGAACACTCAAATTCAAAAGCAGCATCAGCTTGTGCTTTCCTATCTGATGGATTTGCTAGTGCGTTTATACCTCTTACTAAAGAAAATCTCTTTAGTTCTTTTTTGCTCAAACCAATATCATTTGGAGTTTCTAGTGGCTGACTAGCAATAGTTTCTAGTAATTCACCTCTAAATTCTTCAATTGTTTTGTGTTCAGCAATTGCTTTTGCAGCTAATTCCTTTTGATTGTGTCTTTCAGCTAACTTATAAATCTCTTGTGAGTTTCTTTTTAATTCAGCTTTGACTTCTTCAGCAGATTTAGCTTTAACTTCGTCTAAATTGACTTCGTTATCCATTTTAATCTCCTTAAAAGATTGAGAACGACCGACCCCGACAAGTCGACTGGCGTCAGCCGGAATTGCAACGGAACTGACTTCCATAGGCGTCCATGCTGCTCTATAGCTAACTTCTTTAGCATCTTTCATTCTCATTAGTTTATTTACACGATATCCGACTGAAATATTCATTCGTATACCACTTTTTACATCTTCAAACACTTCTGAAGCAAGTCGACTTTTACCAAATCGAACTACAGCAATTGTCCTTTTAGCTGTTTCATCTAGTCTGAAATCTTCTATAACACCAATTTGTTTGGTCATGTCATGATCGAGAAGTAAGGGTGCACGTCCGCTGTTAATAAACTCCATGTTTATATCTTCAGCTTTGTGGCTCAATATCTCTAAACCAAATGACCTTTCAACTGGTTCTTCTGAAGAAACACCGATTCTTACTGTTCTTGTTTCTTCATCTATAAATTTTGCTCTTGATAAATCTATGTTTCTGTATCTCATAGGCATGTCTACAACCTTTCTATCTTCATCTTCATCATGATAAGGTCTTTCAGCTTCAGTTTCTTCTTCAACTTCTACTTCTTCCTCATGCTCTTTTGCAAACTCAACAATTACAGATTCATCTGTTTCGCTTACGTTTAATATATGTCTATCTTCTTTATCTTTCATAGATTTTTCCTCTTTTTTTAATTTTTCGACAATTCTTCGTGACCATGTATAACCTGCATCGCCACCCCAAAGTGCCCAAGCTATTCTACCATTTGAGGGATAGCCATCTTCACCTGCACTAAACCCTTCAGCTTGTTTATCAACTTCATGTCTGCTAAAAAAACTATACATTCTTTTAACAGTATCATCTGATAGATTTTCACCTGCTACAATTTGTCTTGCTCTTATAGCACCTACTCTTGTACCACCTCTACCAAATTCTTCTCGCCAGTCTAAACCTTTTTGTGCTTCAGACTTCATGCCATCAGTAGGTTTAGGCATCGTCTTCACCACCTTCTATTTTAGGGTCAACTGGTATCTTATTAGCACCAAATGGTTGATAAGCTAATTCTATATCATATTCTTTAGCTAATTCTACCTCTTTTTGATGTTGTTCAAAAAGTTCTTCAACATCTCTGCCATAGTTAGCACTTATGTCACTATAAGTTACTGTTCCATTTTGCAATCCTACTACATTAGCGTTCATTTCTTTAAGTGGGTCAATCCATGCAAAGTTTCTTGGTATATATGTAACTGATGATCTAAATTTTTCTACTTTTTCTATAGGCAATGATAAATAACCTGTAGATATAGCCATTTCTAGCCATTCATTAAATATAGGCTGTATCATGTGTTCTACCATAAACTGTTGCCATATTTGGAAAGTGCTTCTATCTTCTAAAGCACCTTGTCTTATAGAAGAATAGTTTACTGATGTTAAATCGTTGCTTAAAGCATGATAAGAAATGTTTAAACCTGATGCTATGCTTCTTAAAACGCTAGATGTAAAACTATCAAAAGCACTTGTAGGGTGTTGTGGGTCAAATGATTGAAATGATACACCTGCAGGTAACTGTTCAAATGTTCCTGCATTTGCAGTAGTTACTGGATTATAAATATCTTCGTATTCACCATCACCTACATATCCTTCACCATCAGGTGAAGTGAAAAAGCCCATTTTTGATGCTGCTGTTCTTGCAGCTACTATTTCTGCTTCTAAATATGCATTTAATTGCTTAACATTTGCCATTACAGTAGCAATACTGCTGACTCCTCTAGTTTGTTCTGCTCTTGATGGCATATAAAGATGAATTATCTCATCTGCAGGTACTCTTATGTGCTCATTTTCATTTAAATATGTCTTATCAAACGGATGTCTCTTATAAATATGATAAGCAACTGGTTTATCGTACTTATCTACTTCTACACCCATCTTTATCTCATTACCTGTCTTAGCATCATGTCTATTTAGGTCTTCATCTAAATGATCTGCTTCTAAAAACTGTATTTGAAAGCCAAATGGTGAATCAGGCATTTTTAGTTTCCTAATTAGCACTTCACCGTCTCTAGCTAGTGATTCTATAGCTATTTTTTGGCAATCTAAGAATGATAACCTACCATTAGCTGTGCAATTGCCCTTTTTTGTCCATTCTTTCCATGCTGACTCAATAAGTTTATTAGCTAAGATGTCTAATTTGCCACCATTTACTTCATCATCAAGTCTAACTTTAGAACTAACTCTTATTCCTGCTTTACCTATAACATTAGATATCATTAAATTTAGATATCTTGCTATATGTGAGTCATTTCTAGCTAGTTCTCTTGCTCTATCTCTTAAAACTCTAAGATTATCTTTTATTTCTGCATCTGCTGATGCTGAACTTGTTATAAAATCTGCAAAAAGTCTACCAGTATTTGCACCTGCATAACTTCTTTGCATTTTAAACTTCTTTTTTACTGTTGGTTTAGAACCAAAGTTAAATATTCTGTTGTACCATGCCATTTTATGTGTAACTTGTTGGATTTATTGTCTTTTGTGAACCAAACTTAACTTTTATTGTATTTCCTGAACCTTGACCGTTAGCTATTCTCGCTTGTTTCACTTCTTTATTGTATTCTGCTTGATATCTGTCTTTTAAGGTAAATAATTCGTCAATTGACATTCTTGAAAGTGATCTCCCTGCAATAGACATAGAACTTTGATCCATAGTTGCTCTATTTTCTATTACAGCCTTTACAGCATCTAAAACAATCTTTGCATGACTTCTAACTGAAGCAGTAGTAGTCGCATAATTGTCTTGAATTTCTGTAAAACCTTCAGATAGTTTAACTCTAGCTGAATCTGATGATCTTGTTATGTATTCTACCCAGTTATATTCGCCTTTTGTGTAACTTGTGGTTGTACTAGTCTCAATAATATATTCATCATTAGATTCTGTTGCAATTAAAGTAAAATTAGATGCAGTAGCACCGTCAATTAAATTAAACTCATAAGATAATGAATAATCTGCTGTAGGATAATCAGTAGCTAAGTTGTCTTTTTTCCATGCCCAAAAATCACCTAGCTGTAAAACAGCAGGTACATTTGTAGGATAATTAGTTGAATCAAATTTGTTGCTCAAACAAAAACCTCATTAAAGTTAGATATATCTTATCTAATACTAAGGGTATCTGTGCAAATTTGCAATAACCTAACAAGAAATATTAATATTTCCATGAAGTCGCAAAGTTTTTACGATTTATGCCTTTTTTTGCTTGTTTTACTCTATTTTCATCAGGCTCACTAGCATTACCTGTTAATAGTCTTTGTTCTAGTATGTCAAAGTTAGGATTTAGTATATATGCGGCAGCTAAAGCATAACAAATGGTGTCTAGTGCTTCGTTTCTTTCTCTTATTTGTTTCCAGTATAAAGTTTTTCTACCTTTTACAAATTTAACAAATCTTTGTTCTGCTGTAAGTTGATTAAAATATTCTTCATCTACTGTTGATGGAAAGTGTAATGTAGAATAACCATATTCTGCTGCAAGTCTTGAATAAATAACTTCTTTTGCAGAATCACTACCTACTGGATATAAGGTGTTATTTTCTTTGCCTACTTTACTAGGTCTACCTACAACTGTCTTACCACTTTGTGATTGACCCTTAACTGCAAAGATTCTTCTACCTTTTTTGTTTTTAGTAAAAGCATAGACCATTTGCGTTTGGAATCCTGAATCTATAGTAGTACATGCAATATTCATAACTCTACCTGAATGTGTTTTGAATCTTGTAAGCAAATATTTGTCTAATTGATTCCAAACATCTTGTTGACCAGTAGAACCGTATAGTATTTTGTATTCTACAACCCACATTTCATAATTGTGTGAAAATGCTACTACTTGACACTCTAACCTGTTTTTTTGCACATCTACACCACAAGTGAGTACTAATGCTTCATCAGGTATAGTTTGTTCATCATAGCTTTCACGTCTACCTAATAAACCTGCTGCTTCAACTGCTTCTTCAGGTTCAGGTTGCCATGTCTCGCCTAAAGAAGTGTTAATAAACGTTTTTAACATTTCAGGTTGTTTTTTTGCTTCTAAAAAGTTTTCTGCCATAGATGCCCATGTAGAAAAGACTGAATATAGTTCATTTAAGTGAAATCCTGCTGTTTTGCCAGTTTCTTTAGTTGCTCTCCACTCTCCATGCTTTAACATCCAGTATTTCTTTGATTCTTCTATGACACAACCATTTTCACATGAATATATAGCAGTTTCAGGTTGATCTTCTTCCCATATCACATTTGACCACTTTAAAGTCTGCATTTTGTTACATTCAGGACATGGCACATAGTAATAACGTTGATCTGATTCTTCAAAAGCTGCTTCTATTCTAGATAAGCCTTGTATTGTTGGTGTACTGCATAAATAAATTTTTCTATTAAAGAATGTCTGTGTTCTTTTACTTGCAAGAAGTATAGGGTCTCCCTCACTACCTACACTTGCTTCCATTCTGTCAACTTCATCAACACAAAGTATTCTTACTGCTCTACTAGCAACTGAAGCTGCTGAGTTACTTCCTACCATGTTTAAAGTAGTACCGCCTATAAACTTCTTAGATAAAACAGTATTTGATGAATCTTTGCTTTTTACTTCATTTAGTCTTGCTTTTAAGACTGGTGTGTCTCTTAACATGTTAGCTAGTTTTTCTTTACTGTATGCTTGTGCCATCTGTAAAGTAGGTTGCATAACTAATATTGGACTGGGTTGCATGTGAATGTAATAACCAACAACATTATTTAGAATTTCAGTTGCACCAACCTGTGCTGACTTCATCCAAACTATTCTCTCAATATTAGGGTCGTTGAAAGCATCCATAATTTCTTTTTGATATGGTGCATAGTCTGTTCTGTATTTTCCGCTTACTGCTGATGATTCAGGTGATAAATACCTATATTCATCCGCCCACTCACTTATCTTCAGTTGTGTTGGTGGTCTCCACAGCTTTTGTACTTTGTTCAGTACGTTCTGCATATTCTGTTGGTATTCCATCGCTAGATAACTCCTCCAATGCTTCGTATATCTCTTTTTGTATTAAATCACGTCTCTCGTTGTAATCATTAGCACCTGCAACTCTATGTGCTAGATTATCAGGTATATTTAAAAATTTAGCATGTGCATTTGATACTAATGAACTCCATGTACTCTCTACTAGGTTTGCAGGTATTAATCTACCTTCTAATTGGTTTACTTCTAATTCTGCTTTATCTGCTTGAAACTTTTTAAGTCTCGTTGTTTCTTCTACGATATCACCTTTAGTTCCACTCTTTTTAAAGTGGTTAGCACTTTTTCTAAGATGATTTATGTATTCTATTCTGCATACGTCTAAATCTACTGGTGATCTACCTTTTTTAATTGTAAATATGCCCTTTTTAACAAGTTCTCCGACTGATTGAGGACTCATGCCCAAATGTTCTGCTAATTCCTTCTGCGTAGCCATACGTTAGCTTAAATAAGGTTGATTTTTCAAAGGTCGTGCTAAAAAAATAAAAAAATCGCAACCTTCGATGCTTTTGTCGTTGAGTAAGAACCTAGTCATAGCCTAGCTGCTCTCTTTATCTGCTTGTCTAGTTCTTTCTTGTAGTTATTGTTGACTACACCTACTGCTATCTTAAAGAAATCTAAGAACTTTCTATGCTTGATGAATGGTTTGGCTACTGCTAATAGCTTCTTACCTTCTCTACCTTCTCGCTTCCATAGTGCACCGTTATGAAAGAATAACTTCTTAGGTGCATCAGCTTTGTTAGCCTTCTTACCAATTATGTTACCGAACTTATTTAATCTCTCACCACCTGCTGATGTGACTGGTGCTAATATGCTTGTCTTCTTTGCTCTCTCTATACCACCTTCATACACATAGGTTAAGTATTTAGCTGCTATATCTTTAACAAAGATAAGTGCAGATAGATCGTTTCGTTTGGCTCTAAACTTCTTAGGCATATCTACTGACTTAACAGTAAATGGTGTAGGTCTATCCAATCGTTTCTGTAGTTGTGCTCTTTGTGCATTAACTACCTTTGCACCTACATTGTTGATAGCTTCTGCAGTCGCATCAGGTAGGTACTTACGCTTAAACAATCCTAGCTTTTTCTTGAGTTCTTTCTCGTTTGTCTTTACATGTATGTTAATTGTCATAGTTCTTCATAGTATGTTATTAACTTATTAATATACCACTTTGCCTTGTTAAGGTCTTCTATGTTGCTGTTCTTCAAACGGTTTCTATGTATGTACTTTATTATTTGACCTTCAAGATAATAAGGAAAGTGCTGACCTAATTGTTGTTGTATATAGTCTATACACTCTACCTTACCCTTCTTGTAATGTGGTGGATTTATGCTGTCCATTTTATCTCCTTATTTAAAACCATTAATAATTACACAATCTTCAGGCGGTATTCTAAAGATTGGCTCTATGTCTTGATCGTCTCTTGTTGTTAAAGTTCTACCACTAAACTCAAACTTATATGCTTTTGTGAAATCCCATTTGTGATAACACAGCTTGTCATTGCAATTAAATATTAATATGAAGTCACAACCACTTGTATCATGCAATAATTTTGCTGCTTCTATTTTTTTGTAACTAATCATAAATATATATTGACCATAGTTAATGTTAGCTTTTTTTATCTCGCACCATGTATACACATCATCTTTTTTAATTAAATAATCTACTTTGTATTTGACTGGATTTAGCTTTATAAAATTACATGACCACTTATCTTCAAGATATGTAGCTATATCCTTTTCGTTTTGTAAATCTGCTTTACTTTCGTAATATGGTCTCATTCTTTTTCTTTTTCTTCTTCTTAAATATCTTATCCCAGTTGTCTCTATAAGACTTATGGTCTTTAGTTCTGTCCTTGTCGCCTTTACTCATATGTAATTCTCTCAAATGTTACGTCACCATGTTTGTTAGTTAAAAAATGCTTTGCTTCAATAAAATCAGACGGAATAGATTTAAACATTTCCTCCATGCTAAAAAACATAACGTCTTTTTCATTTTTATGCATTTCCATCATCATCTTTTTCTCATTGTTATAGTCACATACTAAAATAGTTTTTTTATTAAATTCATAACATCTAATATATGGCTCTAATTCTTTATATCCATTAGCTTTTATCTTTTCTACCAGTGCATCATATGCACGAAACATCATTTCTATCATTTGTAGCTTCTTTTTATCTGTATCTTTGCTTAAAGATTTATCAAAAAGAATTTTTGCTCTACCGTATTTAATCTCTAAATCTGTGCCTACTAACTTATAAATACGTCTCATATTGCCATACTTTTTAAATATCTCTGCTTCATAATTTCGCAAGTCATTTAATCTATTATCTATTTGTCTCTCTAAATATGTTTTCATCTTATTCTACCCATTCTACTCTGCCTACCCTGCAGTTCTAAAGAACTGCTGCAGGGGTGGCTGAGCAAATATATGGCATTTTGCCTTGCTCTGCCTATTTTTTACTAAAAATGGCAGAGTAATGGCAGAGTTAGGCAGACCCATCAAAATCAGGTGGTATATCTTTATAATCTGCATGTTGCCAATTATTATTCTCTTTATCATGTATAACTAAGTTTTTATCTCTTAATGCTGTTAATGTTTTTTGTATTTGATTTGGGTTTAAATCTTCATCATCTTTATTCTTAACTTTTCCTACTAAATCAGAAGTTTGTAATTTAACATCTTGTGGTGCTTGTGGGTTACGTTCTATAGCTTCTATCTTAAGCTGTGCTAAAACATTTTTTTGATTACCTCTTAATATTGGTTGCTGTTTTTTAGTCAAATCAACATCTGTTTCTTCTAAATATCCTGATGTTAAATTAAGACCGTCACCTATTATATCTACTTCTTTAAAAACAAATGCTTTTTCCTGCATTCCTTGTCCGTCTTTATTTAAAGTTTGCTCAAAAGTTACATACATATCTTCTTTTTTATCTGCACCTAATGCCTTATCTTGTCTCTCTACTTTAAATTCATAATCTAATGATGCACCTAATACACTTGAACCTCTTGCTCTATCACCATTACCATGTCCAGTATGATGTACTAAACAAACACAACACTTATACTCAGATATTAGGCTATCTAACTTATTAATGAAATTACCAACATCTTCTGCACTATTCTCATTACCTACAAAGTTTCTCTGAAAGGTGTCAATAATTATCATACCTATATTGCCCTCTATATTTTGTATGTAGTTAATTTCATCCTTTAGCTTTACAAAATCATCTTCTTCATTGACTCTAACTGCCCTATCAGATAAATATAATGGTACTTCTTTTAAGTCATACATACCCTGCTGCCATGCAGCCAATCTTCTTTTAACACCTCTTTGACCTTCACCACATAAATATAAAACTGATGCTTTATTAGACTCATTACCGTAAAAGTTTCTACCCTTTGCTATTGCACATGCCATAGAGATAGCTATAAATGATTTACCACTTTTAGGTTTACCAAATATACACATCAATGCTTCTTTTTCACAAACATCTTTAATCAACCACTCAGGATTTGTAACTTGTTGCAAAACATTATCTGCTCTAGTGAATGTGATTTGTCCTATTGGTTTCATAGGATTGCAAATAATGTATTTAATTAATGCATCTTGATCTTTAAAATATTCTTTCTCATATGCATCCCATAAATCATCTTTTGCATCAAAGTCTGCAGGTGGTTTAGCAATTGTTACTATGCAGCCATTTTTCTTTAAATATGCAGATAATTCACTAGCACACTGTTTACCCGCTTCATCGTTATCAGGAAATATATATACCTCTTTATTAAATATAGGACTCCAGTCTGATTTTTGCCATCCTGTAGCCCCACCATGCCATGTAACAGCATCATAGTCTTTTGCTATCTTCTTACATCCTATTGCTGCTTTTTCTCCCTCATTAATAATTATTGGTTTATCTTCATGCTCTGCTTTGTAATAAATTGGCAATAAACCTTCAGGTCTTCGCATAACCCATGTACCATCAGGATTTTCACTAAATGGTGCATATTTTTGCTTTATGTAATGATGTGGCGGAAATCGCATTACCTTAAATTTACTTGTGTACTGCAGATACACAATTGCATGTCCTTGCAACTCCGCCACTTTTTCTTTTGATAATAACTTAGCACCGTCTGACTTTTTAGTAAGGGGAATCATATGAGAAACGTCAGACGATGCCACGTTATAACCGTACTGTTTTAAAACTTGTTTTATATCTAAATTATATATCTTAATTAAATCAGTTACACCACCGCCAGTACCTGCTTCGTGGTCATACCATTGTCCTGTCTCTAAATTCAAAGATTTAGAGCCATGACGACCCCACCTCAGTTCTTTAGGAGTAACTTTAGTAGGTTCGCCAAATAGCTGTTTTGCAATATCAGGTGCTATTCGCACCCAGTCTGCATCAGAAAGGGATATCGTCATCCGTTAGTCCTTTTGATTCAGTTTCTTGCACTCCGACATCTGTATTAGATGCCCATTCAGGTATTATAAAATTATTATTTCTAGGTTTGTAACCAAGAAAATCAATTTCAATATCTGCTGATCTGCCTTTTCCAACCTGTATGTCAGTAGCACCTTTAAATTCAAATATAGGTAAGCCTTCTTTAGCTTCCTGTGAATTCCAAAATTTACCTAACATCTTGTTAAATGCAGAAGATTCAGAATAACTGTATCTTTGCCATAACAAAGGTCTGTCTAAAGCGTCTGTATATAACCAAGCAGAAAATGCTCTTTTATAATCATCAGCAGGTTTGTCGCCAACTACAGTAAATTTATCATCCCATACAAACTCATAGCCTGTATTAGGTGTATATCTACCCCAACCCGATTGAAATGTAGCAGGGTCTAACTGAATGTATTTAACATCCAATGCTTCCTCGCCTACATAAAATCGCTTGTCAGCAGCTTTAAATGCAAGAAATGAACTAGTAGGACTACCACTAGACATTCCACCTAATATATCAACCATAATACTCTCCTTATGTTAGTGTATAGATAGCTTATCTATACTGGTTAAATATTCGACTTCAAGACGATGATAATTCCTCTCCTTAAAGTCCTCGTATGTATCGTCATTTATTATTCCTAATACTTCCAATACTACGTTCATTCTGTCGTATGCATCACGACAAAAACTCTCAAAATCTTCTTCATTTATTGAATACACTAGCTTTCTTCAATATTTGTTTATGCTCTTTACATAAAGTTCTAAGGCTACACATATAAGTAACCTGATTATCTTGTGGCACATTGTCACTAACTAACCATGCAGGTATAACACAATAAATTTCTTTTCTATCAAACTTATAAACTAAGATAGGAATGTATTTATCCCTAGCAGCTACTAAAACTTGTTCCCACCATGCTTGTTTATACATGTTAGTTGCTGTCTGTCCGTATCTTTTACATTCAATTGCAAAGTTATCCCAGTAAATATCAGCTTGTCCTTTGTACTGTGCTTGATCTAAGTTTCTACTAACTAATTTAGTGCCACCTTTTAAAGTAATAAATTGGTTTATCATCTTAACGATAAGTCTCTCGAAATTATGTCCTTTAGTCCTGCTATTAGTCATTTGTATTTTTGTGTTCTATCATTCCTAACTTTACTAAAAGTTCAGTCGCTTTGCCAATGTCTATTTTATTAACAGCAGCAAATACACTAAGTTCATGGTGCATGTCCTCACTCACCCATAATGCTTTTTTATTATTTTCCATTTTTTGACTCTCCATTATCAATATTATTCTTTATTTGGTTTATAATCAAGTTAGGGCGACTAGCGAAACTCTCCTTCTGTCTAATACTCTCATTTGCTTGTTCGCCCTTCTAAATTTCCAAATCAACCACATTAGGACTATTATAAATAGTTAGCGGTTTACCTTTCTTATATTCTTTATATTCTTCTAAATACGTCTCTACTGTATGCCATGCATAATCCATATGCTCTTGTGTAATTCTAAATACTTTAGCTGCATAAGGATGCACCTTTTCTTGTGCTACAAATACAAATTCTTTTACTTTATAACCTGCAGCTTCTACACCACGTCTATAAAATGCAGCTTGTAAATCATAACCATACTTTCTAACTGAATAGCCAAACTGTCTTGGGTCACAAGACTGTGTAGTTTTATAATCCACTATAACTATTTCATTATCTGTATGTGGTTTATCTATAGGTTTACAAAGCACATCAGGTCTGCATTTACAAATAACATCATCTTCATACCAATAAATACTAGATTCAGCTATTTTATCTTTTGCATTTATATATGCATTACCTTCATAAATCATATTGTCCTTCATACCCTGTATGATCTCCATATCAGACTCTTTTAAAACAATAAGACCATTAGCTTCATATTCTTCTTTTAATTCTTTATTAGCTTTTGTATAAGGTGAACCAGTCATAATAACTACATCACGTTTAAATGCTTCTTCTCCCTCTAATAAATAACTATGTGCTGCAGTTCCAAATTTAAGTGTAGGACTAGATTCTAGCTTTTGTTCTATAGCATGTAACTGTGATTCTCCGAATCTTCTTATGCTACTACTACTAACACCTAGTCCTGCATGATATACGTCATTAGGTAAGTCTTTAACTATGATTGCATTACCAACCTTTTTAAAGTCATACTTTTCTAAATCTTTTATATTCATGTTCTACTTAGTTGTTCCTGTATTTCTTCTTGCGAGTTTCTAACTTCAAATTTATCGTTATTAACTTCAACAACATTGTGACCAGTTATAAAGTCTTTATAAAAACCTTTAACCTCTCTAGGCGGTAGATATAAAGTACCACCACCAATTAAATTAAATCTTATATTTCTATTTGCTCTCATTTCTCTCTCCTTTTTGTATCATATCATTGTGCATATTTAACCAGTCTATATCGTCACCACGATCAAACAGATTCATAAACATAACAATACATTTATTAATAAACTCTTTCATCTTCTATCGTTAAGTAATAAAGCTATACCGTATAAACAGATAGCCATAAAAACTAAGAATGGTAATACTTGCAAATCAATCATAACTCACCAACCTTACACTATGCTTTTGCTTTGCAAGTCTAGCGTATTTATCAAGTGCTTCTGTAAAACTAGGTGTCTGAAATGCAGTCCACCATCCTATTGGTAATTTAACTTTTACTAAATATTTCATTTTCCTCTCCTATATAAAACTTCATAATCTTTTTTTGTAGCTTTTCCATCTAACAGTTTATTAAGTGCATTTAGTTGCTTCAATGTAAATGTTGCAGTTGCATCAGCATTTATTGTCTGTGCAAAGTCTCTGCTTATATTTTGTTTTTTTGATTTACTCATAATCCTCTCCTATAAAAATATCATTATATACATAAAAATATATATATGTAAAGCTATTTTATTACTGGATTTAATACTGGCACTTTACTAAGTGCATCTAAGGTTTGTTGCAACGATATGATCTCCATATCAGGTGTAATGATTTTCTTATCAAAAGTGTAATAAGTTTGTGATGATGTATTGGGTTTAAATAGTATTCGTTTATGTTCTTGATTAACAAAAACAAAAGCTAAGATGTCACAATGATAGTTCTTATAAACATCAGACATAGACCTAGATGTTTCAGTTGCAAATACATATTTGCCTTCTTTAGTTTCTCTCCTAGCTTTTACTTGTACTGTGTATTTGCAGTTAGATACTTCAGCTAAAATATCTGCAGGATGCTTGTCTTGTGTAGGATAAACAAAGTCACAAAATTCAAGCAAGAAAGTTTGCACTAGACTTTCACCTAATGCACCTAACCTTGAATTACCTTGATGTTCCTCGCTTGATTTTCTCGCCATGACACAATGCCAGTTGTCTTGAATTGTATGCTGCTCTATTTGGTGTCTGTATTGCATACTTGCTGTCTAGCAACTCCTCAGATGCTTCTAGCCACATATTCATCTGCATAAGGGCTAAAGTTTTTCTAAATCCTAAAAATCCTCGTATTCCCATTTGAAAAGCCATATCAATACATACCATTCTTGCTTTTTTAGGCATACATCGCCACATTTGAAATGACTTATCTAAATTGCTCATAACTCTCTTAATGTCATTTTCTAATAAGTAGTATGCTTCTTCTTCGCTTATACCGTTTTGCTCTATATTCCTTCCAATACCAATTGTTAGTCTATTTTCTGAGCAATGATAAGGAAAAGTCCTTATGCCTTCATGTCTCACTAACATATCTCTAATCTCTCTTGTTATCACTTTCCTACTCCTTGTACTCTCTCATAAGTTCTTAATCCACCTAATCCTAACATACCCATTAAAACTGGCAACATAGTTGACGTATCAGCTTGTGGTATAGCAAAACCAAATGGTGCAGCTAGTGGACTAATTAAGAAATTAACAGCAAAGCCACATACACAAATCCATGCAGTAGCAGGTCTCCATCCTGATTGAAACCAGTTACCCTTTGCTTCTTCTTTGTTAACTTCTATTTGTGCTTTAGCTATCTCATGTATATGTCTTTGCGACATAGTAGCTATTTCGTGTGCTAGTTTTTGTTTCAGATCTTTGTCTGCAATAAACTTGTCAAGAATATTACTGACTGGCTCTATAAGCTTGTCTATCATCTTATATAGATGTTTTTATAATAAGAGTAATTAATGCTGTTACTATTGTTGTAAGACCACCAAGAAGCCATAGTTTTGTACTATCTACTGATTCTTGTAATGCATCAGTTTTTTTATAGATAGTCTTCCACCTTTCCTCACACATCTTTTCATGTACTTGTAATTGTGTATGAACTTCATTAGCGGTCTTTCTAGGCATTATTCTTCCTCTATTACTTCTTCCTCTTTGGTTAAAGTTTTATCAAATGCTTCAATAAGAATATTTTTATGCTCGTTAATAATGGCATAAGTATCAGCAGCATCTTGTAATCTTAATAATTGTTTACCTGCTGTATTTAGCTTCATAGCTAATTGCATCTGATCATCGTTTAAATCTTCTGCTTTATACTCTCTACCGTTAAAGTTGATGATAACTTTATCTTCACTCATTTTACTCTCCTATAGTTTTAGTTTCTGAAGTTGGGTTTATTTCTTCAGCTATTTTTGAATCTAAAGCAGACTTTAAATTAGCTACTTCTTCTTCACCCATAATGCCTTCTACCCAACCAGTTACAATTTCGTTGGTTAAATCAGCGAATGGAATAAAGTCAGAACCAATATCTTCTAATGATAATGACTGAGTTCCATAAACACTAGCTGTATATGGTACTTGCTCACCATCTACTTCATGTGTCTCGCTGCTTTCAGCGTTTAATCTCCAATGTACGTTATAAACGACATCAGTTTCCGATTCGTATGTAGGATGCACGTCTACTGTTTTGCAGTTCCATTCATATGTATTTGCCATGTTATTCTCCTATATTGCAGCAATTATAAATGCTAGAAGTTCATTATACCTTACTCCTAGTCTTGTTTTTTCTTCACCTGTTGCTTCGTCTGTCCAAGTGGTTGATATAAACATACCATAATCACCTGCATCAAGTCCTTCATTTGCAAAGGCATTTTCTAAATCTTGTGCCATTATACCAAAATGTATTCTAGCATCATCACCTTTATCAGCTACAGCAGACTTCCATCTGTACTTTTTAAGCAATCCTTTAGCTGCAATTGCAACTCTAGTTTCTGCTTCTGATAAATCTTCTATGTCTTGTTTTTCATTTATGTCTGATGTTTGTATAGTTCCGTTAGATGCGTAAATGTCTTGAAATCTATAAGAAGCATGACCTATATCAACTGCATCATCTACTGCAGCACCATTATCTCTAGGATAAATATTAGAACTTCCAAAATATAAACCTGTAGAACCCGTTCCGCCATCTATGTATATAGTTCCTGAACTAACACCAATACTTCCAACTGATGTTCCATTTTTTCTAAAATGTGTAATGTCACCATCAGAGCCTTGCCTGTTAAAATATGATGTAATACCTGCTGTTGCCACAGCTAAATAGTTATCAGCTTCGTAATAAAGACCTGTAACACCCGATGAAGAAACTGGATTAGTTGTGGTAGAAACCAACAGATTGCCTGATGAGTCAATTCTCATGCGTTCTGTGTTGTTATAGCCACCGAAAGCTAAAGCATCATCTGTATGATTATATAATATGTGTCCTGTAGCTGAATCATCCGAATCACCAAAAATAATACCAGCAGTTGTTGTATTCGATGAAGTAATCATCATTTGGCAACTGTCTGTAGTATCTGATATATGTAAAATTTTACTTGGCGAATTTGTACCTATTCCAACTTTGCCATCTTTAAGTCTCATTATTTCTGAGCCACTACCATTTAAAGTTAAATCACCAGTTGGCTGTATAAATAAATTACCAGCACTTTGAACATAATTTAAATATGCACCTGTAAAAGCTACTCTATCAGAAGTTGTAGGAATAGAGGTTGTGTTTGTTCCGTTGCTTACAGTAAGTGCATCACTTGTAACTGTTCCTGTTACGTCTAAAGCTGTCGAAGGACTAGTCGTTCCAATTCCAACGTTGCCTGATGTATCAATAGATATGCCGCCAGTACCATCGTTTGTTAGAGTTCCTGAAAGGTAGAGGTCTTTGAATCTACCACCTGAATAACCTATATCTATCGCTGCATCATTTATGCCATTTGTTGTCAAACTAAATGGTGCTAATCTTGTATTACCATCTTGGAATCTTATTGCAGTAGATTGATAACCTAAAATTAAACTCGTACCTTTAACTGAAAATTCACCAATCTCAACTCCGTCATTTTTAAAAGATAAAAGTTGACCATCATTGCCTCTCCTATCTATTATTAAAGGTGTAAGGCTATTAGCTGTACATCCAGTTACGCCATTTGCTCTAGCTTCAAAACCTGCATACTGAGTACCTACAGAAGTCTTCCCAACCAACAGATTGCCTGATGAGTCCAGTCTAGCTTTTTCACTTCCGTCTATTTCCCATCTATGCCTACTATTGCCCATTTGACTACCACTGTCAGCCATGTAAATCATATTGCCATCAATATTCTTTATACCGTTATAGTTAGTATTGGTTGTATCAGATAATCTTATTTCAGGGTTTGCACCTGATATGTGAAGTAAGGTTTGTGGTGATGTCGTTCCAATTCCAACCTTACCATCAGTTCTAACAATAATGTGGTTTGCATTACCACCTGCACCTAATTGTAAATTACCTAAAGTTTCTCTATTGTAGATAAAAGCTGTATCGCCTGATTTAGAGATTTGTAAAGCATCACTTGCTGTGCTTCCATTATCAGCATCAGTAACATAAATAATACCACCGCCTGATGCACCTGCTGCACCTTCTACATGAAGATTGCCTTGTGGTGCAGTTGTGCCTATTCCAACACGTTGACTAGAATCAATAAACAAAGCAGTAGACAAACTTCCTGATGATGCAGTTGATAAAGATAAGCTACCTGATGTGCTGTCTGTTACAGTCTTAGCTTCAATACGTCCTATTTCAGTATTACTACTTGCAAGATTAATTCTTGTACCACGACCACTTGTTGAAGCAGAACTATTTTTAACTGTTAAAGCATTACTTATACCGCCAACACTTCCGTTGATTGTAACTCTGCTGTCAGAAGCATGAGTTGTGCTACCTAAAAATGCACCACCAATAACGTGTAGTTTCTCACTTGGTGAAGCAGTTCCTAAACCTAGTCTACCATTATTATCTATGTAAACAGTTTGTGCATTGCTATTACCACCACCTCTTAATTGTAAGTGCGTTGAGTTAGACCTTTCACCTATAAAAGTATTATTGCCACCAAAATAAACATGTTGACCATCACCTGATAAAAATATTTTTCCTTCAACACTTAATGCTCGACTTGGACTCGTAGTCCCAATACCCAATCTCTCAGTTGA